TGCAATCACTAAAGTAATTACAATGTCTCTCATTACTTAAACTTTTTAGCAGCTTTCCAATAATATCTAATGGCGAAAAGTCCAGATGCAATAGCAACCAAACTACCAAAGAATGTTACAAGAGGTTGAATACTTGCAATGCTTATTGCAGCACTTGTGATACTTAGTACCATTCCAAAGTCGGCTTGATTGCTATGTGGAGTCATTATACTTCTTTTGCTTCCTCTATTGGAGGATTTTGTTCTTGTGCAATTTTGCCTAAGAATTGTAAAATAGGGTTAGCAAATTTTGCTGGGATTTCCAATAAATAAGCCTCTAATTCCTTAATGTTGGTTTCTGAAAGTTGTATCATAGTATTGTTTTTTACAAATATAAGTATTTTCTACAACCCTGCTTTGTTTAATCTTTCATTTAATTCTTGAATTTGTGCTTGTTGTTCTTGCATTGCTTTTATAAGCATTGGTACAAATACAGACATTTTTACTGATTTTGTTGTAGTTCCTAAATCATTTCCTTCGCTATCCCTATCAATATGTTCATCAACTAAACCAGCAAAAACTTGTTCTAATTCTTGAGCTATTACCCCAATTTGCTTACTTGATTCGTATCCTAAATCAGATTTAAGATTGTAATTTACAATTCTAACTTTCATTAAATCATCAAGTTTTGGAGTAGCATCTACTATATTTTCTTTTAATTTAATATCTGATATTGGACCATAACTATTATTTGTATTTACAATATTACCATTTGTATAAATTAATACTCTTGTTGAACCTCCTGAAGAACCTGCAAAAAAGTATTCAGAAGTATCTGCTGAAGGAGTAAAACAAATAATACCACTTCCATTAGTACTACCAAAATTTCTTACAACCATAGTGGCATTACCTCCAAGACTTTGATTAAATTCGTGTTGATTTCCTGTTGAATTATTATAACTTCCAGTATTACTTGCTTTTAAATAACCCCCACTTGTAATACGCATTCTTTCGGTATCACTTGTATTAAACGCTAATGGATAATAAGCACCTCCAGTATCGTATGTAACACCAATTACACCTAATGAACCAGTATGTTCAACAAAAATATTTGAATCACTTGCTGTTGCTGTAACAATACTTCTACCACCTTTTACATTTAATTTACCAATAGGAGTAGAAGTTCCTATACCTACATTACCTGATTCATTAATAACAAAAGAAGGTGTTGTGAATGTTGTACCACCTACTGCGGTTGATGGGGTTATGGCAAATCCTACTACAATATCATTTGTACCAATACTCCAAGATTTATAACCTGTACCTGTTGCATCTCTTAAATATAAACCACTTGTTCCATTTTCAGTAAATATCCCTTGAGGTCTTGAACCACTAAACTTACCTTGTGTTGCCGTTACACTACTTGAGAATGTAGTTGCTCCATTAAATGAAAATTTAGCAATACTTCCATTATTTGTAAATGCTTTAAATTGTATAACATCATTTAAGTTAGGGTCATCTGCTCTTGCGTGGATTGCTAATCTTGTACCAAAATCACTATTTCTTATTTTAAATTGACCAAATCCATCAACTCCTGTTCCTACATCTTGACCACTAAAAACTTGTAATCTTGATTCAGGGCTAGTGGTTCCAATTCCAACTCTATTATTTGTACTATCTACATATAAAGTATTTGTATCAATAGTTAAATCACCACTAAACGTAGCACTTGTACCACTTAATGCTCCTGTTAAAGTACCACCAGCTAAAGGTAGGTATGAACTTAAATTACTTGTTAAAGCTATTGTACCACTTGCATTTGGGAATGTGTATGTATTAGATGTTGATGATGTAAAAGAAAATTCATTATCATAAGGTGTTCCACCAATTGAACTACTAATTATTAAATTACCTATATCTCCACCTAATGATGTATATCCATTAGAGTAAGTGGTAAATCCATTTTTTAATAAAATACCTGAATCAGCTTTAATTGAACTACTAAATGTTTTACTACCTGTAAATGTCTGCGCTCCTTCTAAAAGTGCAAGAGTACCTGTTGCATCTGGAAGTGTGTAAGTTCTTTCAGTATTATTAGTTAATGAACTTAATTGAAAACTTGCTGATTTATAATTTGTTGAACCTATATCTGATATTAATATAAATTTTGTTGCATTTGCATTTATACTATTATAGCCACTAATATTACCAAGAAATGTAGTTCCTTGTTTTATACCAATATATCCACTTTGAGTACCACTACCAACTGAAAAAATACCAACTCCACTAATTGTATCTCCACTTAAACTAAATGCACCTAAATCAACATTTGCAGTTGCTCCTGTGTAAGGAACTTTGCCATTAAATGTACTCCAATCAGTTGAACTCAACTTACCAGTATTTGAAGCCGAAGCCACAGGTAAATTAAAAGTATGCGTAGCAACGCTTGAAGATATAGCAAAGTCAGTTCCACTTGTGCCTGTTGCAAAGAATTGTACTTGTCTTGTTAAACTATTTAATGTAGTCAATCCCTTAGAGAAAGTCGTTACTACTTGACACAAATGATTATTTTCAGTATGTAAAGTAACAGTTCTACCATCTACATTTACATATATTCTAACTGCTATTCTATCCGTTATAGTTAAAACCGAAGTAGCAACAGGAATAGCAAAGTAATAAGGGCTTAATGTAGTTCCATTAGTTAAATACTCAGGAACACTTACACTGCTACCTAATAAGGTAAAAGTAGTTCCGTCATACTTATAGACTTCTGCATAAACATAAGGATTATGAGCATCAGAGTTTACACTAAAATAAAACTCACAATTAAAGTTTCCAGCAGGTACTTCTAATAAAGCAGGGTCATTAGCATCAGTTAAATAACTTGCTATGTAACCATTAGCCGAAATACTAACATCAGTTCCAGCACCACTAATAGGAACTTTACTTAATTGTTTATAAGCAACCCCACCTATTGTACCTTGACTTACACTTGTATTAAGATAATAAGAAACCGAACTACCTCCACCTGTTGATGTAGGAAAATCAGCTAAAGTACCATCTCCTCTAACATATTGAGAAGCATCACCATCTAAGGCAGTTATTACACCACTATTAGCCACTACTGGACCTTGTATGCTCCTAATTTTTGCTGCTCCTGATATTTGTAATTGATTGCTCATATTAATTATTGAAATATTCCTCTAATAAATTCATCTGCTTCTAATGCCCTACCAAAAGTAACAACCCCACTCGCACTATTAAACTTAATTTGGTCGTTTGTAGGAGTTCCTGTTGTTAAAATCTCTCTAACCTCAACACCACCTCTTGTAAAGCCTAGACAAATCTTTCCTATCATATCTGCATAAGTAATAGTAGTCTCTCCACCTGATGCCGTTGAAGATTTCATATATACTTGACCACTTGTTGTTACTATCTCGCCATTTTGATTTATTGATACTCCTGAAGTTGTATAAGCACCTGAACCTTGTAAACCTACTGAATAAGTACCTATGTCCTTATAAGGAGCATTGATTTGTAAACTCGTAAGATTACAATTTCCACCTATAATTACCAATCCATCTACTCCATTGTCAATAGCAAATTTAATCGCTATTTGTGTTCTATTTTGTTGCGTTTGCAATAAGTATAAATAACCATAGTTTTCTAATGTTATTAATCCATCGCAATTCACACTCCAATTAGCTATGTCGTTCTTAAATTCACGATACCAAGCACTCGTTTGAGATGTTACTTCTTTCTGGTCCACATTAACCGAGAAAGAACAATTTGTTGAACAAGCAAAGGGAATATCAGTTGGCATTGTAGTTACTACACTAGCTACATTATTTCCTTGTGTATAAAAAGTAATATTTCTAGTACTTACATTTTGAGGATAAACCATAACAACTATTCTATCACTTGCAGATAATGCTGTTGCAGGAAAACTTATAGAAGTATTATATAATGTTATTGATGTTGATGTTAAGGTTGTTGCAGTACTACTTGCCAAAGATGTTAGGGTTGTTCCATCATATTTATATACTATATAATAAAATGCTGGGCTACCTGTTAAATTTGTTGTAATAGATACATAAGAACTAAAATTCCAAGTTCCAGCAGGAATAGTAGTCAAATTAGGCTTATTTACATCAGTAATAAACCTAGCTATTATATTATCTCCTGTTGCAACGAAGTTAGCACTACTTCCTACATTTTCAGTAGAACTTAATTCATAGTAAGAATTACCACCTATTGTGCCTTGTGATATGCCACCATTTAGATAGAATTGTCCATTGGGATTTTGCCAATAGAGAATCATATTATTACCTTGTACTTTATCTGCCATATTGCAAAGTTAAACTATATTAATATTAAATTGT